TGTTGTTCCCGTAAACTTACCAAATAATTGAACAGTATATTGTGCGGTATTGGCTGGCATGATAGGCGTTAGGTTTTGTGGTCCCGCTCCAACATACATGGTATTCCAATCCGTATTTCCAGTTGTTACAATATTATAATATGAAGGATAAACCGCTGAACAATCAGTTAAAGGTCCACCCCCGTTTAGTAAAATGTTTTGGTATTGAGTTGTTTGTAATAAATTCCCCTCATCATCATAAAACTTATATTGAACATAATAAGGCTCACTTAACATACTTTGGTTATTTAGATAATAATTTGTAAAACCTAAAGTATAAAAATCTTCATCTCTAACATTTCTTATTCTTGGTGAGTTGGTTAAAAATAACCCACTGGTTGTTGGGTCAACCCCAACTGGAGAACCACTGAGAACATAAGGGTCAATATTAAAATCTTGTTGGGTCGCTCTACCATTAACACCCATGGTTGAATAAAATGTCTTAAACAATCCACTATCAACTGAAGGGGGTCCAACATCATTACCATTTCCAGTAAAACCAGTTACTACACCATTTGGTGAATTTGAGTATTCATATCCAAAGAATAATTCATAATTGATTGTCTCGTCAGCATAAGGTCTGGAAAACGGAAATGTTTGATGGGTAAAAATTGGTGTGGTATTATATAATGAAATTGGTATGTTTTCAGTATAGGTTTTAACTATCCTTGAAATATCAATTACACCAAGTCCATATGGGTTGGGCGTTGATTTTCCTTGAAATACCAATTCATTTTCAACATATAAATCATAAGTGTATCTAAACTTATAAGTATTTGTTGTATCCGCACTTATTGTAAAAAACAACCCATCGCTATATACGGGTTGGAAATCCTCTGGTGTATCTAAAATATTTATACTCATTTCTAATAATTATTATTTAATCTTCTCTATATCCTCTAATTATATTAAGGAACCATTCACCAACGTACTCACCCATTTCAGTTACTATTTGAGTGTAAGTATTTGCCAGCGCCTTTTGTACAAATTCAGTGCCCTCATAACCATACATACCAATGCTCCTTCTAATTAAAAATACTAAACTTTTACGAGAAACAAACCTTCCACTTTGGTCTCTAATTACATTGCTGAAACCAGACTTTTGAACTACCCATCTATCAATAGGTGCGATAGGTGGCATCTTACCAGGTCTTCTACCTTTGTTAACCCAATAACCATAATACGGCATTTTAACCACCAATTCCAAATCATCATTTTCTATACTACCAATCCAATCAACAGTAATATTCTCAACCAAATTTCCAGAGGAAATAGGGGGTGAGATACCTCTTTTGGGTTCTCCATAATACCCTTTACTCTGTCTTGGTAAATTTAATTGTAAGACAAGTTCGTTTTGTAATAAGGTTGCGATTCTCTCTAAACTCATTATGTCCAGTTTGAATAGTTGTATTTATTCTTCAAGTATAAGATTACAGAATTATACTCAACATCAGTCAATGCCCTATCATACATAATCACTTCAAGTATCGGTAGATTATTACCACCACCAACCAATGTCGTATCACCCAAGATAATGTAAGTACTTGTAGTTCCGTTTTGAGCCGTTGATGCTGGAGTTAAACTTACTGATGTATTGTTGATTGAATAAAGGTTACCAGACGCATTACCCAATGTTGTGCTGAATGCCCTATAACCCGCAATATACGCATCATTATTATTGAACGGAGCGTAGTTTAGGATTGTTCTGTCAGCGAAACTAACAAATCCAGTACCGTCAGTTGAAAGTTGATTAATTCCAAATGTTGATGTTAATGTATTTGTTGTTGAACCACTATTAACTTGGAATATACTTTCTGAGGTTGATTGTCTTGCTGAAACAATAAATACGGTTCCCGCACTCCAAGTTTTCAATGCGGTATTATGAATAAGTCCGTTATAATTTTTAGTGTCAAACATCGCATTATACCCTATCAAGTTTGAGGTTGTGACTGCTGAATAACTTGGTGGGTTTAGGAAAGGTGTCAATGTATGATTATTCATTGACTTATCCAAAAGTTGGGTTATTTGATTTGAACCATTGAGAGTTATTGTTGATGTATCTTGTAAACTATACCAAGCGTATAAACCACTAAAGTTTAAGGGTGCTTCCCAATTCACAATGGTTGGACAATAACAAGCCGAGGTATCTATATTCCATACTGTAAACCCACTAACACATTCTCCAGGTTGAAGAATTGGGTTAAGGTTGAAAGTATGTTGGTGTTGACCACTAAGGATACTTTCTGTTCCCGTATAAATTGTTCCCATATCTCCGTATGCGGTTCCACTAATCACATAATCACATAACGCATTTGCGTTGATTGTAAACGCTGGGTCATCGTGTAATGATAACTTAAAGTTCGCACAACCAGATAATTCAACTTGTAGATATTGACTCACTGGTGTTATTGGACAAGGGGTAGGAGTGGGCGTAGGCGTAGGCGTTAATGTTGGTGTAACAGTTGCGGTTGGACTAGGACTTGGGTCTGGATAAGGGTCACATGCGTTAATATCCTCAAATACAATAATGTCAGCATTTAAAACAACACCCCCAACATGGTCATTAAACCTTTCAAAGAAACTGGTTGCTTGTGCGGGTAAGGTAACATCAATTTTATCATCCAAGAATCCTCTTTTGATTACACTTAAAAATCTTCTTGCTTCCAAACTCATATCACTAACCACATCCTTTTCATTTGATAAATCTGTATTCACAATATCTGCGAATATTAATTGGAGTGAGTAAGTGGTGGTATTCTCAGCATAAGAAATATTAATAGGTGTAACAAATAAAAACGGATAAGTGGTAGTAGTTCCACTATCATTAACGAAATAAACCAAATCACCATAACCGAAATTATTTAATCGGGGTGAGTTTTGTTGTTCTTGTTTTAGATAATCCAATATCTTATGAAAACTTACATAATGTTCCATTACCTATAATTTTTTAATATATTATTATTTTCATTTTTAATCTTTCTCATTTCTTCCTTTTGTTTTTCCATGTTATCTTTCATTAAAGACGCAACAGATAATGATAAATATAAGTTTTGTTTTTCCACATCCACCATTTTAGTAATGTCTTCTTTAGCCAACATATAAGTTAATTGAAAGTAAAATCTTGCGGTAGCCTCTTTTGGAGCCATTTGGGTAGCATCTTCGTCCCCTTCATCAGTTTCTTGTTCCACCTTTTCTTCCTCTCCAAAGAATTTTTTATATTGGAAATGGACAAGTTTACGATGGTTAAAAAAAAATCGCTTGACTGAAACCAAATGCTTACTGGTATGTCTAAAAATATCTCAGCCCTTTCTAAAACCGTCTCACTATCATAAGGTTCAATTTTATATTTTTTACCCTTTTTACTAACAATAGGTCTGTATAAAATAGCCAATAATTTATGAACATTGTCTAAAATATTATCACTTGAATATACCTCCAAGTCAACCCATGCTCCCCACGCCATGGCACCAAAGTTTGTTTCCAAACCATATTCTACCCCGTCATGGATAAAAGTGGTTACCAACTCCTCAAAAGGTGGAAAGGTTACTTTTGATTGAATAAATTTATTAATTAAATCAATTGTTTTGGGTGATAAATTTTTTAATTTGTTTATGGGTAAATCTGTGAATAATGAAATTAATTCAGTTGGATTATCCAAATACTTTTTCTGGTCTTTCATAAATTGTTGGTAAAGTTTTACTGTCATTTCCTCTGGAACTTTAACAACCTCATTGTTATGTACTAATTCTATCATACTATAGTTATTTTTCCGCTTCTTTTATTTAATTCACTCTCTAATACGTATCTCGCTGCGTCTATTGAGTGATTATATTCATCAGTTGGCATGTCTAATAATAAACCATTTTTATCCGTTTTCCATTTATAGGAACCAAACTCAAATAAAATATTTTTACTCTTTTCAGTAATAAAAATATGGTGTCTTCTCATTAAATCAATTCCATGTAATATGGAGCGTTTATTGACTGGTTTAGCATTAAATTTATTTCTTCTCAATTCTTCAATATTTTGTGGGTTAGCGCTATCACACCAAATAGTGTCTGTCCTTTCAATTCCATATTCTTCTAATTTATGAATAATGTCTGGCATGGTAAGTCCTCTAGCATACATTATCTCATTAAGATAAATAGTATCATCATCCTTATAAACCTCAATTAAGGTTGTTGGGTCATTGTAACCCCAGTCCATACCTCTACCCAATAATCTTGCTTGTGGGGGTATTTTTTCTATTGTATTGAACTTATTGAAGACAAGTGATGTTGGGATACCCTTTTCACCCAAAGAATAAATCCTATATAAGTTTTCATCTTTGTCTTTTAATGATTCCAATTCCTTAATAATATTATCATCAACAAATGGGTTATCTCTCCATGTTGTTTTAAAATAATAACAATCATCTCGTTCTTCCAAATCATATACCCAACATGATAATTCACTGGGGTTTAAGTCACATATAACTTTGTCTGTTGTTCTAAAGATTAATTGATTCCAATCCTCAATCCTTAATTCATTCGCTTCATTACAATATAAATAATCTCTTTTTGAACCCCTTAATTTCTGTGGTTCATCAACGGAGAACCAGTTGATAATATTTGTTCCCAATTCATAATATCCTTCTTGTTTGTGGAACTTTGATGGGTCATATAATCCAAACATCTCCAACACTTGTATTAAGTCCTTTAATACAGAGTTTTTAAGTGATGGTAATGTCTTTCTTACAATTGATAATGTTTTGTTATTTTCTTGTAATAATTTATATACCCAATAGATTAAGATGTTGAAGGTTTTACCAGAACGGGAACCCCCTTGTGCCACCACAATTCTCTTTTGTAGTTCATCACTCTTTAACAACTCCTCAAATACTATGGTGGTACTTACCTTCATAAATTATCTATCAACTTATCAAACCATTTATCAAGGTCATAGTACCTACTACTACTTCCCATATCATTATAGGTTGCTGTTATATTTCCTTCTGGGGTGAATAATCCCCCATTTGTAAAGTTGTTCTCACCATACCTTCTTGTTGTCTTTTGTATTCGTGGATTTTTCTGTCCTTTACTAACACTACCATCATTTAACATATCATCACATACAAGTAGGTTGGGGGTGAAACGACCTAATCCTTTTGTGTTATCCCAGTATCCATCATTATATCCACCTTGAAGCATTGCGTAGTTATGATTACTTTTTTGTTCCCTACCTAATATTTCAGTTGTGGGTATCCTACAATCGTCCAACCACATTATACCCTTAGCGTATCTCATAAATCCAATTTTGTCTGGTTGTCTTTTTCCATCTTAAAGAACTTGATTAGTTCTTCCCTTGATACAGATAATCTTTCATTGATAATATCCACATACTCTGTTTCCCTTTCAATACCAATAAAATTTCTATTCAATAATTTAGAAGCAATACCCGTAGTTCCACTACCCAAGAACGGGTCTAATACCCAGTCTCCTTCCCTTGTAAAAAGGGTGATGATATAAGACATTAGTTTGACTGGTTTAGTCGTGGGGTGGTTGTTCTTTCTTAATACTGGAGCCCATTTAGGGTCGTTTTCTATACCCCCTCCATTTACTCTATTTAATACTTTCTCCTCACCAGTCATACCCAAATCCTTTTCTTTTTTTGCTGGTTTAGGAACTTGAATAAATGGATAAGTCATTTTAATATTATCGGGGAGTGCCTCAAAGTTTAGGACATTATCAATATAACTTTTTTGTCCGTGTGGTTTCATACCTATGATGATATGTTCCACTGCTGGTTTTGGTTGGAATCCTAATTTACTACCTTCGTACTTTTTAGCCAGGTCTGTTGCTGGTTCTGTAATATCAGCAGCGTTCCCGTGTGGTTTATCATCAACGAATGCGTTATTTATATCTGTATTGAACTCATAAGCATATCTACCATCTGTTCTCTTTCCAACAATTTCTCTTTCAGCACCCATTCTTTTATCAATCATTTTACTTGTGTCTGATGCTTTGGGGAATCCACTATGGTAAGTCCAAAGTAATGGACTAAACGACATATCAAACCCCGCATCTTCCAAGTCCTTTATCATACGATACAATACATCACTACGAGGTGAGGACATAACCGCAATAAATGAACCAGATTTTAATACCCTATAACACTCCTTCCAAATGTCAGTTGAAGGTAATACTTTATCCCAACCCTTACCCATAAACTCAATTCCATACGGGGGGTCAGTCGCCAGTAAATCTACTGAATTGTCTTTTAGTTCTTTTAGTACCTCAGCACTATCTCCATTAAATAAATGTTGTTCCATATTTGTTATTATTTTTTATTCTTTTATTTCCAAAGTCGGCATACTTCTCATTTAACTCATAACCAATAAATTCTCTATCCATATCCTTACAAGGTAAACCCGTAGTTCCAATACCAGCAAAGGGGTCAAGGACAACATCACCCTCATCTGTTAGTAAATTGATGAAGTATTCGGGTAATTGTCTGTGATATGGTGCGGGGTGTTTGATGTGATTATCACGAGCATATCCAGCTGTATGAAACCTAAACACATTATCTGGTCTAATACCATTTGTAAGTTGACTACTATAATCTATTGTTTTATCTTTCACTCTTTCACCATCAATAATGTTCCCGTGATTTTTTACACTCCATTGATATTTTGCTCTATCACTTGTCGCCTTGGCTGGTTCTTTCATTACCCTATCCATATAGAACTTTAACTCCTTTTGGTTCTTAACAAAATGGAATATAAACTCTGTTGTATTTCTAAATCTTTTTTTACTTCCATTTGGTATTCCGTTCATCTTATGCCAGATATAAGTGTCATAAAACTTTAATTTGGTTTCCTTTTGTGAGCGATGTATCAACTCATAAATAAAAGGGTTTCTCAATCCATTAGAACAATTATCATTGATGTTTAGAATAAAACTACCACTTGGTTTTAATACTCTGTGTATCTCGTTGAAAAGAGGTAATAACCAATCACAATATTCATTTGGTTTTTTAATGGATATATTCTTACCATAATTCACAATATCTGCGTAAGGTGGACTTGTAATAACCAAATCAACAGAGTTGTCTGGTTGTTCTTTAATCAAGTCAAAACAATCACCTTCCAAGATAATACTACTCATCATCTTTTTTATTTCTAATAATCTCAATCTGTATTGGTGATTTTTCTATTGATTCTCCTTTGGTGGTTACATCAACTCTGGTCTGGTCAGTCCAGTTATTACCAAATTTATTTCTCATTATTAAACTCCATAATCTTGAGTTGAACTTTTGTCCCCCATCTTCAATCATCGCACTATGTGCCATGTTGTACCAATATTGCTCACATAACTTATGATACTCGTTGATGGTTTCAGAATACTTCTTATTTCTTTTGATTAAAGCATAATGTCCTTCCCAAGAAATACCCAATGTAATTAAGAAATCAGTGATATGTTTTCCTTCTCTACCAGCATCAGTGATGATATCTTTCCAACCATCTGGTATGGTGGTTTCCAATCTTGGTCTACCCCCTTTGTTTTTATCGCTTGTATCGTACATCATATATTTCTATCGCTTCTTTTATTTTGTTTATGGCTTCCTCCAATGAAGGTTTTGCCGAACTTGCTGGATATAGTTGAGCGTAGGTTTGATATATAACCAATTTATCTAACTCACTATATTCAGTATTTCCTTGAATGGTTTCCTTATATACCAACTTTGCTTGTTGAATATGGTCTGGATTTGAAATATTATTCAAAGTTGATTTTTTTGACTTACAATTACACGAACGCGACATAATCTTCCATTTTTTTTATGTAGATTTTATTATATACAATATTTTTTATTGTTCTTTTACTAACATTATATTCTTCAGCTAGTTTTTTGATTGTATAAACTCTTGGAATATATTTTTGTCTAATCTCATCTGCTTGTTTATCTGTAAGCTTTCTTTTATCTAAAATATTTTTACCCCATAATTTATTTTCCATAGCATGTCGTCTATTTCCTAAAGATGTTGTCCATTCCAAATTATCTATTGAATTATTGCTTGGATTTCCATCAATATGATTAATCATTGGATAATTATTTGGATTTGGAATATATAAAGTTGCCAAATATCTATGATAATAATTTAATTTATTATTCATCCAAAAAATTTGATAACCATCTTTACGAGTAGTTATTGTTCTCATTTTCCCTTCTATTAGTTTTTTACAGCCTCCC